AAGGTCGGGGTCGTTGCTCCGGAGAGCTTGATGACAAGCTGAACCTGCAAACCGTTGAGCGGCGCCGCGGTGAAGTTGGAACTCGTCCAGTTACCGCGCTTGTTGAGGCGTCGGAGGTTAAGGAGACCCGTACCGGTTTGGTACGTTTGCGTCCATGCCTGCGAATTGTCTGTCGAGGAGAAGGTGAACAGTGCGACCTGCTCGATTGCCATCAGATCACCGGTCGGGATCGCTGCCTGAATGTCAGAGGTATTGAGGTAAACGAAGGTGACACCGTAAACGCTGTTCGACTGCAGATCAACGTCCAACTGCGGATCGAAGTTGCAAAGCTGACCGTTCACACCGGACATCGCCGTGACGATGCCGCCGGCAACGAACGTACCGTTAGTGTTGTTCCATGCACCGATCTGAGCGTTGCTACCGGTGACAGATCCGGAGACCTGAACCTTGGTGTAACCAACGTTGACGAGATCGTACATACCACCGGTTGCGAGAGACCCAGACTGAATTCCCTTGCCAGTCGGGTTATTGTAGATGGACTGCCCAGCGGTGTACGTCGACTGAGCGCTACCGTTCGGTCCGCTGAGCTGCAACCCGGACTGACCACCAACGTTGCTACCGTAGGTGTAATCGAGGTAGAAGATCAGTCCTGAAGGAAGGCTCATCGGCTGAATGCTTACGAGCTCGTTGGCAACGAGGCCACCGAACACTCGACGAACGATCGGGAACGCGATATTCGTGAAACCCTGAATCTGACCCGACGAAGCAACGTTTCCGCCACCGGTCGAGATGCTGTTGCCAGCCTCTTTGAGCACCTGAGCCGCCTGGTTCTCCAGGAGCTGAGCCATGGTCTCGCGCTTGACGCCATCGAGACCACGAAGCAGGCCGGTGCGGCTCCACTTCTCAACAAGCCGCGTGCGCTCTGCACCAACGTGCCTGTCTTTAATTCCAGCAGCGAGCTGGTCCATCGTAAAGTACTTCATCTGCGTTTTTCTCCGTTTTGTAAAAGTTGATTGATTCGTTACCTGTTCACACAGCACCATCACTTGACGATGCCAGCGAGCTGCGCCCATCGATCGGTCTCGACACCCTCGTTGAGGGTCTGCGTCGACGCCGGCTTATTGACCCTGCTCGAAGAACCGATGACCTGACGACGATCAACGCCTTCCTGCAGAGATTTCGAGGGACTCGCAATTGTCTTGACGAGGCTCTCGTAGACGAGCTTTGCTTCCCGCACCGTGTGGGCTTCGTCCAACTGCTTGATGACCTGCGATTTCTGCTTGGCCGTCAATTCAGATTGTAGAAGCTTGTTGGTGTAGAGCAGCTTCGCGTTGAACAGATTCGATTCTGCCAACTTGGTGCGGAGCGTTCCGATGGCCTTGTTCTCCGCGGGCCGTGATGCAGCGCTATTCGAGCGCGACTCCTGAAGCTTTTTCGAGGCCTTGGCCGCGATGAGCGACATTTTCTTTCCGCGAGCGAGCGATTCATTGTATCGCTTAGCTAACGTATTGAACTCTTTCTTCGCTTCCGTGAAGCGTTTGGTATTGCCAGACGCCTTAGCGCGCGATGCTTCACGTTTGATGGCGACAGCACGCACGGTGGCTCGCTCCTGAAGCTTCTTCTCGAAGTTCAACCTGCGAAGCGCCTCGTGACGTCGTTTATCCCACGTTGCGGTCTCGTGACCATCAGAAACGTCGGTACCATACTCATCCTGCTTGCGTCGATTCTGTAATTGATCGAGGTCTTCGCCACACGCTTCCTCGAGATCATCATCGTCGGACTCGTCAAGGTCCTGATCGTCCTGTTCCTCAAGGTCCTGATCATCAGATTCACCCAACGGACGAGATGCAATTCCAGGCGATAGATCAGTGATTTCCTGATCGCGTGGATCTCCCTCTTCCTTGCCATCACCAAAGTCAGCAAGAATCTCAGAATCACCTGGACCATTGCCCCAAGAATCAGGCTTCGTTTCCTCACGAAGCGAACGCAAACGAGCGATCTCTCGACGAAGCATTCCCTCATCAATTTCAACGATCGTATCGTCGCTCAATCTTCGTCCTTCCATCTGCTGATCCTCCTCATCGGCCATCTGATCATCTCCATCGACGGCATAATCATCGAGACCTTCAGGCGCCTCTTCATCACCGCCTCCCATGTCCTCGAAACCCTCAGCACCTTCCTCATCCTCTTCACCGGTGATGAGATCGACACCGACATTCTCGAGATCGTCCTCAACATCATCAGGAAGCCCAGTCAGCTTCAGCGTGAGATCTGCTTCGGTCATCTTTTTCTTGGACATTGTCGTTGACTCCTGGAGTTTGTTGAGAACTTTGAAACTAGCTTCAAGCGCGTTCTCGTATGAGCTCTTCTTAGCAGGATCAGTTATCGACTCCTGCACGTGGTCATACATATCTTCCACACGAGAAATCATTTGCGTAACATGCACACCGTACGCCGGTGTTTCCTTCACGATCTTGCTAGCCTTATTAAACAATGAAACGCTTTCGGTGATTTTTTCAATTGCACCACCAATATTGATAGGTTTATTGACCACTGATCTCAGCGCATCAACCGATTCAAGGCTTATCTCATACTCATCGTCTGATTTCGGCATAGGTTCGCCGAACATCGGCGGAGGTACTGCAGGACCAGGTACGTTTCTAGGCATTCCATCAGCGGACGAATTACCAGCACACATCGTATCGATGTCTAACGTTACCTTTCCTTCTGCGTCAGGTGAAGTCACGCATGCATCAGAACCATCCATTACAACCCCTGAGCCGTCATCAGTGAGCATTTCACCGCCCATTTCGGTGGCTACAGGTGCAACAGAAACTCGATCCATCTCGTCACCTTCAGCGTCCTCCTGAAGAATTGCACGATCAATGAACTCACGAATTCGCGGAGTGACAGCTTCAGTGAGAGCGCGCAGCGCATTTTCCTCAGCGACTTGCTTCACCCTCTTAACGTCAGCCAGCGCTTCCTCAAACAATTGCTTGGTCATGCTTTCTCCACGAACCTAAAAGTAAGTATTGATGATTTATGCACAACATCAGGAGTTTGCACCCGAATCACCGATTGATTGAGATTGACCCGCCTGATTGGCGTTGTAAATCTCCGGACCGGTGACGATTGGATTACGTAGGTTCTGATCACCGGCGTCCTCTGTCGTAGCGATCGAACGAGCCTGTTCAACGGTGATCTGAGGATCAACGTTCTTATCCGTACCATCGGTCAAACCAGGACCGGGAGAAGTAATGTCAGGAATGTACGGGTTGGCAGGATCACCGGGTTTCGTCCACTTGACTGTCGAAACATCAGGAGGAGTTGACACAGGCGACGACGGAGCTCGCATTGCGAACGAGAGATCAACGCCGTTCGGAAACATTCCAAGATCACCGGCTTGAATTCCATCGCTTGGTTGCAAACCGCTAACGCCGTTCGACAGTTTCATCGTTGATTCGGCCTCAATATACGCACGAGCCTTCACCTCATCAGCGTTAGCAACCATGGTAGCGAACGGGCCGGCAGGGAACAACTTGCTAAGCAACGTATGCGCGGCCGTCTGAGCTCCGCCAACGTATGTCGTGTACTTTCCTAACAGACCCATGTGTTCAACTTTCCTTATCGATTCGAGTTAGATCTTCGCGATCAGTTTGTTGGATGCTCGCTTGAGAGCCTCCTTTATCTGACCGATTCGACGAATCAATCGAGATTCCTCAATCTTCAGAGCACGCATATAATCAATGTGCTTATCAACGGATTTATCGGTGCCCAATTCATCGGCATCGATCTCTTCGGTGTCCTTGGCACGTTTCTCAACGTCTTCCTCGTCGCCGAATTTACCGACCTCTTCCTCGATGATGCTACGAAGCAACGATGGCGTCAACTTGACTGATCTCATTTCAACCTCTTGTGTCTTTCGATATGTATATGACACCGTGTGTTCGATATCGAACGCTTAACGTAATTCGCCGTGAATATGATAATCCACGGCGAAACTTCACAATTCAAAACGTATTATATCAATTACTTTTTATCATTCATAAACGCAAGCTCTGCCCAATGATTAGCTGCTTCCTCGCCAAAAACCTCTTCAGGATCACCGATGTGTTCCTGCTGCGTTAATCTACTAGAAGACTGACCACCGTCTCCACCGCCTGCAAATTGTCTATCGCTCTCCACCATCGTCTTATACGTTGTTTGTGCGGTATCTGCGAGAATGTTTGCCATGACAGAACTACCGCCTGCTTGACGTTGAATATTCTCACGCATAGCATCGTTGTGAACAGGTACGTCTAAAGAAGGATTAAACGTTGGTTTCCTACGTTGACCCTGTGAAAGCACCTGTTTTCCTGACACAAGCGTTTGAGCGTTACGCGTTGTTCGCAACGAACCGCTTAATCCCTCGTTCAGTATTTCAACCATTATTTCTCTAACGATCAACTTGAGATCTGATCTTGACAGTGACATTCAAACCACCTTAC